CGCCTATGGACTTATGTCCACCGGTCCAAAAACCGGTTGGCCGTCCCTGCAAGCTTGCTCACGGCCATCCTGCCCATGGGCACGAGGTACGGGGCGAGATGCGTCAGCACCGTACGCCCCAGATGCCCCAGTGCAGCCATATGAGTGGGGTTCTCCGTGAACGGCACGATGGAGCTGGCAGCGGTGACAACCGCTGCGAACTCATCGTACGATATCTGCGGCACGCCCAAATCGTAGATTTCCGCATCAGTGATGACCTCCAAATGCATGTCATGCCTGGCCTTGATGGTAAAACCGCCGCCGGCGACACTGCAATTGAAGTGCACCACATTGACGTATTCGAAATCCGCGGGGTCATAGACCACAGGTACTGCGACGTTGGTATTCGCCGGCCAATTCCCACGATAGTCTGACCAATTGAGCGACGCCGTAGAAGGCGTCAAGAAAGTGTAGCAACCCTTTTCCGCCGCACCCGAATAGCGCAGCTTAGTGTTCACACCCTCAATGCGAGCCTTGGTGGCCGCCGGATCAAAGACGTTGACATCCCTGCCCATAACTCGCCCACCAACAACATCCCCGTTTCGATACAACTGGGCTGTAGTGTTGGTGAGCAACAACGCAGACGAGTTCACACGCATAGATTCCAGCATCGGCGCGAGCGGGCCCAATGAAGGGCACTGCATCAGCGGCCAGAAGCCAGTTCCAGCGTCGGTGTGAACGTATGCCGTGACGTTGTTGTTGGACGGGAGTGCCGTCTCTATGGAAACAAGGGAGACCCACATGCCCTCTGCGGGCGCGGCCTCGACCTTGCTCCATATACCAGCAGCGACCGCCAGGGTCACAATATACTGGCGGAACTCCCCTTGCCTAGTGAGAGTGCGCACGGTAACCTCACACGTACCCGCGCCGCCTCCACCCCCATGCCCTCCACCACCAAACGACCAAGTCACACCCTTAGGTACATAGTGGTACAGCAGCCCCTCGACACGCATAGGATAGCATGGAATCGGGTTGTTGTCCTCGAAGTAATTGTAGGTGTACAGCATAACCCCGGAAGTTCCCAATGGTACATCGGAACTCCAGTTGGAGTCACCACGTGCGGCACGCGCAATGGTTCCCCATACAGGGCTCACCGGGCTACTACACAGCATGAAGACCTGTGATGGGGCCGTCACCGCGCTGTAGTCGACTGGTATAAACTTAGTGAGATCAAACGTGGCCGTCTGATTCGCACCAAGCTGTTGGGTTGGAAAGCGAAGGGGGGAGCGCTCGGCGGGCAGTGTGATCACAGCCGCAAGCGAACTCAACGAAGCCATCTGCTCCACGGTGCCACGCGCAGCGGCAGTGAGCGGCAAAGACTTCTTCTTGGCAAGGTTCTTGCTCTTTTTCTTGGTAGGTCGTTTCACCTTCACGACGACCTTGCTTGCCTTTCGGCTTGCTCGTGTTCTTGCTTTTGACATAAGTCCAGAGGCTATTGCCCAGCGTTTATTCAAAAATTGAACTTTCGCCACCCACCTCACCCCTGGGTAATACTCTGTCCGCGGGGAGCGCCTTCACTCCCTATTTCAGGGCCCAAAACCAAAGCCCCTTGAGTCGCGGTGATCACGTGCTGCGTTAGCACGGGTGCACCCACAACGCAGCATCCCTATACGCCTCGGACACCACGTTACACACAATACGCCATACCTCGGGGGTCAGCCAGCCGTTCAATAGCATGCCAGCAACGACAGGGTTATACACCTTGCCGGTGACGTGCCAGTACGTCTGCAAACGCAACGTGGTAAACATGGAGCCGCGCAGCTCCTCCTCCATTTCTGGGGTGCGCGCCGGCTCAACATGCAACACTCTCCGCAATACGCGATTGGCGTTGTACAGCGGGGTCCACAAGTAGCCATCGACAACGACCATATTCCGCCCGATAAAGGGGGGGCACATGAGCGCCCGCTCCGCAAACGGGGTACTGAAGCCGTTGGAGTCATGCTTGTGGATAACCATGCCCTCAATCTTCACTTCCCAGGGGAGGTGCTCCCTCCACACCTGCAGCCAAGAACCGAAGCCGTCATGCGCACCCAAGATGGCACAACCGCGCTCTGTCTTGCAATGCACGCGACTATCGTCGCCGCAGATCTCCAGGAACACATCCTGCCTGAGAAATGACACTATCTCTTGGGCATCGCCCAACTTGTACGTGAGCGCATACGCCCATGCAAACAACTGCACCACGCAGTTCAAACGCAAGGTGTTGGGAAATCCCGACGGGTTCCCGCGCTCCTTCCTAAACACCCTGCCGTCTGTCAGCACCAGAAAGCCGTTGGTGGTACAATCCCTCAAAGCCTCCATGAGCGCCACGGGGACGCCCGGACACACGTAGGGCATGTAGAGCTTAAAGAAGAAGTCCATAAACTCCTTCGGCATGCGCCGGTCGAAACCCGACTCATCCAAGCTCAACACAGCCAAAGCTCGCTTGTACTCGCGCACAAGGTGATTCGGCACAGGTTTGTCATAATCAAAACCTGAGCGCATCATCCAATCCCGCGTTATCCACGCGGCGTCGGACTCCTTGAAACACGCCTTCCACAGCGCCTTCAGCGTGAAGCATGGGGCCTGAATTGATCGACCCTGATGCAGCTTCTTCAGCTTGTAGCCATCACGCTTGCCCTGCACACTCCAGTGCCAAAAGCTCTCCATATCCTCCGTGTCGCCACGTGACGCTCTCTCATAGCACTCCAACGTGACGCGGGCTGCCTTCTCTATGCCCATCTCAATGTCGCCATCCCCCAGCTCCAGCAGGTACTCCCGGTGCGATTTGCCAGGCGCATCAGCGCCGGCATTAGTGGACCCCTGGTCCATACTACGCACGATTTCCACACACTTCTCAAGCGTGGGCGGTTGAAACGGCACAGAGGCATCCCCCTCCAACATTAGCACAGCCTTCGCTGCCTCCGCCATTCGTCGGGGACAAAACTCAACCCGCAATGGCTCCCAAAACTTTTCCAACTCCGCGGCGAGCATGTCGGTGCTCGGCTTGGCGCGGAAGTACTCCGTCTTGAAATGGGACATATCAATGTCCCGGCGCAGCGCCTGCACCTTGAACTCCTCCCGCCGATTGAACGGCTGCGCTCCGACCAGGCCTACCTGGCCCACAAACTGGTCTTCGAAAGCCCCCTGGGGGAAACCCAAGGGGTTGACGACAGCGCGGTAATTGGGGTCCCACCCTGAGGGGACCTCACCAACCTCCGCGTCTCCAGCCGGGGCCGCTCGGCCGCACGGCGCCAACAACCGGTCCCAATGGTGTCCAGCGATGACACCCCCATTGGAGCCGTAAACCGGGGCCCTGCAGCACCCGGGGGCGGTTGAAAACTGGTAGATGACCACCCCAGTGGGTGTCACCCCCAGCACAGGGCCAGCCGCGCTGACCCACCGCTTGGCGGTCACAGACCACCACATAGACATGGCGGTCGAACCAACCCGTGGCTCCTCAAACCTGACACGGGGGGCGTCAATGCCCTTCAGCATGCACACCACCCGGTCGTCACCTGTGCCCAAAACCTTGGACACGACACACTCCACCGGGCGCTCCTGACCCATGCGGTGGACCAAACACTTGGTGGGTTTCTTCACCCACCCATCCTGCACAGTGTGGTCGTCCACCACACGGTGGCGCGGCACCGCAACATAGGGCCCACCGGCCCCCTTCCACAAAAGACCATTGCAACTGAGGTTGATCTCCGGAAACTCAACGAAGACCGACGACTCGTGCATAGCCACGGGTGTGGAACCCGTGACAGCCGACTCCTGCTTCGGGGAGGCAACCGCCTCAACCGTCTGCACGGGCGACTTGCTCTTCCTGTTGCGGTGTCGCGACCGCTTCTTCTTCTCCGCCTCCGACGAGGTCTCACTCTCCGGCGCATCCGCGGCCGCCCCCTCAGGGACAGCGGCCAGTGCAACCACCGCACTCTCCAACGCTTTCCCGACGGCATCAGCAGCCAGGACGGTCAACACCTGGGCCACGGTCTGAGTTGCAATGCTCACCACCGATGGGGTGGTCTGAGCAAATGCACTCACCGTGGCCGCGGTGGGCGCTACCCGGCGAACCTCTGCCGCCGCTGTGTTGGAGCTGGTAGCCACGCCCCCCTCCTCCTTAGGGGCAGCGGGCTTATCGGCCGCGATCCTAGCAAGCTCCCCATGATGGGCAGCCTGGGTGGCGGCACAGGCTTCACCATACGCCCGCGCCACCACACTATCCACAGCCTTCCAGTGTTCGCCATCGGCAAACAGTGCGGTCGTGTGCACGGCCGGCAACCCCTCCATACCGTGGTCACGCCTGTACCTGTTGGCACCAGCGTGGAACTCACGGGTGTTGATGTTGCGGCCAAGGATGTCAACCAGATTCTGCGCAGCGCGGCGGTTCGCATAACCGCCTTCACCTGCGCCGTAGCCTCCATAGGCATCCTCAATGTACTGGTTGGTCCACTCAACAGCTCTTTCATAATCGCCATCCTCCAGCATCTCATAGATGCGCTGATAGTCCTCGTCGCTGAACTGATAGTGGGTTTTCCCACCGTGCCGGTAGTGCTTCATATCCCGCTGCTTCCAGGCCTTCGCCTTGCTAGGGCCCTCAGGAGTGGGATTGACCGCGGTTGGGACCATCCAATCAAGGTGGAACTTGATCAGACGGGCCATGTACACCGGAGGCACCCCGTCGTTGATAACAGGACACCGGTGGCGCACCGCGCTTCGCTTCTCAATGGGGAGCCCGGCGGCTTTATCCTCAAGGCGCTTGTAAAGCGCCATGAGGACCGGGGACTCGCCACAAACATGATAAGCGGCATATTCGCACAAAGTGCACCTTTCGGCGCACATATCGGCACGGGCTGGCAACCTCGCCAGCTTCTTCAACACGGCATCAAGCTCCTCTCGATGCCGCACCGTCCAGTACTCCACGTCCCAAATAGCGGACATGGACATCTTCTCAATGGGGCACACTATGCCCCCACGCGCCCACCAACGGCGCACGGCCAGCGCTCCCAGCACCAGCAATAGAAGTGAAAGCGCCACCCACGGGGCCGCTACCACCATAGCGTCCCGCGAAGGGACGAAAGAGGCCGCGGCACCCGCCGCGGCGGCAGCAATGTGGCGCACAAGGCCATACAGACCTTGCCACCCCACTGCAACCGCAGCGGTAATCGCTCCACCCGCCACACCGCCCTTGACGCTCTCGGTAGCCCGAGTGGCGTATGCCCGAGTGGCCTGAGTGCCGGCTCCCCGGCACGCTTCAGCGGCCCTATCCCACGCCCCGCGCAAATTGTAACGATTGTCACAAGTGCCGGACAGGTACGCAGCGCCGCCTTCCACGTCGATG